GTCATGTCATAAAAGGTTTTCATTTCCGCCGACAGATTGTTGCCAGAACCTGTCGCGGTAGTCGTGTTGGTATTCATATTCGCAAACAGCTGTAGATTCATAAAAGGAACCTGCATAAAATCAACCATATAAGTTTTTTCCATATATATCTCCTTTGTAAGTTATGGTTTGAAGGCCGTTTTTGCCTGGTGGCTGGAAATGTATCCCTGCAAAAAACCTTCCGATGTAGTAGTTAAAAAGTGATCTTTTCCCCACGCTGTACTCTGCGGATGATGTCTCTTCTATCCTCTTTGGAAAGCTGGGACACATCGTTTTTGATAACTGTCGCACTCTGAGAAGCCATTCCGTTTTCAGCAGGCCGCGCGCCGCCTGCAATAATTTTGTTGGTCAGCTTCTGTTCTACTGTTTTTGCAGTAAACTGCATCGCTGCAGGAATGATTTCATCTTTGTGAAGCACCTCATAGGCAGTCCGTACATCGATGTTGCTGCGGAGCAAATCGATAAATCTCGGATTCTGCATTTCCGCCTGCAAATCGAATGAGGGATATACGTCTTTAGTCTTTTCTGCTTGCTGCATCCATGAGGCATACAGCTTGGAAGCATTTTCTCTGGTCTCCTGCTCCTGCATCTGCCGCCGCAGCTGGGCATTTTCACGCTCCATTTTGCGGATTTCCTTCAGTTGCTTTACAGAAAGGCCCTTTTCCATAGCCTCCTTTTCATAGTAGGAATCATCTTCCTCTATGGCAGAAACAAGCGCCTTAACGTCGTCTGCATCTACACCGTATTTCTCTGAAAGCATGGCAAGAGCGGGAGAAAGCGCATTGTATTTGTCCACCGTCTCCTTGGTGCGCTGCAGCCTTTTTTGCAGTGTGTCCTGCAGACGTGCATCATAGAGGTCCTTGTATTCCCCTTTGATCAGTTTCTCAAACTCCGCTTCCCTGTCGGGGGTTCCGACAACAGACTCTGCCTGTGCAGCGGCGTCCTGCACATCGTTCTTCTGCGAAACAGATTTGTCGCCCGCAGAAGAATTCATTTTTACGCCCTTTCCTTGCGGCACGGCGGCTGCCGCTGTAACGCCCGTTTCTCCACCAGCTTCGCTGCCACCAGTCCCAACGCCACCGGAGGGGGCACCCTCGGCAAACAATTGAAGATCGAAGCGGTGAAATTGCTGTGTTTTGTCCATATAAAAATCCTTTCTGCCCGTATCGTGGGCGAATCGCTTGTCTATATGGGAATCTCCGAATGCAAAAACATTTCAGGGGCTCCTGCTATAAAAGGCTCCTGCCGGACAGCAGATCGCCTAATCAAGCTTTTTGTACCTTACATACTCGGGATAATTCTTGGAAAGCAGCGCATATCCCGCCGAAGCAGTGGCAAACGTGTACAGCGCTTCCTGCCAGTGCTCCTCCCCCGGTCTGCAAAGGATTGCAGCATCCCCGCTGGAAAGACGGACCACAGGCCGATCCTGCAGCTTGTCCTCTTTCCACATCGTAAAAACCCTGTCTGCAAGGGTGTATGTAATAATTGAAGCAGCTGCACAAACAATGTCCTGCCCCGCCTGGGACAAGCCTGCATGTCCTTTCACCGTAAGTGCAAACGCTTTTTTGTCACCGCGTGTATCTAACTGAACCCGAATCATACCGTTTCTCTATACCGGCGAAGTGGAATCCGCCACACGCCGCCTTGCATTTTTTGTGGAGGCAGGCTCCGATTCCTTTGTCGGATCGCTCTCTCCTTCAGGCATTTCGGGAGCACTCCCACCTATGGATGTCATAGGCATACCTGAGGCGAACTGCGCCGCAAGCTGCCCGGAGATATTGCTGCCTTTTTGCTGGTCTACCATCTGTGCCAGCATA